TATACTTCCCCCTTCACGTGGGTCCACTCGTTCCAGCTTTCCAGCTTTACTAAGAGAAGTTTCGGCGTTCGTCAAGCGTCGTGAGGGGTGTCTGCAACGTTACTTCGTGGAGGGTCGACTGTACAGGGCGTGTTGGGCTCGTGAAGATGACTAATCCCCGTCTCCGAACGTAAACCCTATGAAGCGCTAGTACTTTAAGGCTGCAACCTATTGGTCCAACTGGGCAAGCCAACTCTGGTAGAGGCCGTGTATGTTTACAGAGATACAAAGGAGCCGGTGTGGGGAAGTCGGACTGTGTATTGGTGTACAACTCCGGTCAAAGCCTTTGCGGTGCGAAAGTGGGCCAGTAGCCCAGGACGTGGAGTACCCAGCTAACCACGTTCGAAACTCCTTGACGACGGGTAGGGGTACCCAGAAACCCGTACCGGAGTGTATGCCGGTGCGGGTTGAGTGGGTAGCAGCCGACCCTCCACGTGGGCCCACTCGGACACGTTCGGCATCCAGCTGTAGCGTGACTAATACGGATTGTGCAAATCAGGATCTTTGAGCATGGGAGTCACCTTCGTACGGACATGGTTGTCCCTATCTTGGAAGCCAGCATCAATTCGGTCCGACACGGTATCTGGGTTCATGGGCCCCATCCCGTAACTCGGAGGGTTGCTCCCTAACTATGAAAGCCACCTACGGCGCCTATTGGATAAGTGGCCCGGGCCTCTTGTGCTATGATGGAGTATTTGGTGTGTAATACGCCGCTCTCCACTGAGCGGCAAGGGTGGTGCCCCTGGTGTCCGACCCTGGACCCTTTGGTACCTCTCGCCCTCGCCCGGGGCGCGCCTAACCATGGCCAGCCTTCCTTAGACCAGTCTTCTCGGGTTGGTGAACGATGGTCGGATAGGGCTGGGGTCACTGTGCTACCGCAGCCAGCGGTGGTATATACCCTATGCTCGCTAGTCGTAAAGCTGCGAAATACTGCCCGCTGAGTCGTACTGTCTGTGTGCCTCCCACCTCTGATATATTAATAAACCAATGAACAACACTATGACTAAATCCGGCACTATGTCGGTGAGCCCCATTAACACTGGGTCTCAGTTCGTCCTCCCAAAGGCGGACTTTCTCGGGATACCATCTATCGTGAGACACCTAGTGGACACTTCATTGCCTATCTCAGATCGTGCGAAGGTGCTTCATGGTCTCGTTCCTCTCCCTGTTCGCTCTAAGGTCCTCGCCGCTGCCACTGCCCGTGACGATGTGAGTGTAACGAACTCACAGGTCGCGCGAATCTCTTGGGTGCTTTCCACTCTTTCTATGCTCTACCCAGCAGTTGCTCCCGACGTTCCCACGTTAGCCGGGAAGACTCTTGATGAGGCTAATGCCGCCCTGTCAATGGTAATTAACATCGCTCCGGACGTTGCAGAGCTAGTGCTAGTGATCAAGCATTATCTGTCATGGGTATTACAAACTACGGAGGAGCTGGCGTCTATAGGTATACTTCCGCCTGAGATACCAGGTGTACTTAGTATCCTAGGTGCGATACGTGATCTCAACCGTACGTACGCGCGCACAGTGTCAGACGCCGACTTCCGCCGTACTGCCAGCCCAGACACCTGGGCTAAGGCCGCTTCCGCTCATGACCTAGCTGTTTCGCGTCTTCACACGGGACTTACGACTGTTGTCAGCCTTTCTCTATCTGACGTGCCCGCCGCCTATCTGCGGCGACGTTTACCTAAGGAGGGTTCACTCTTGTCGCCTGACCACCGTAGGGCAGCGCTCACCGCGCTCAAGCGTGAACTGGTGCCTCTAGCCCGTGCGGCAGACGCTGCCAGCCGACCATTCTCTTTAAAGGTCTATTTCGCTACAGCTGGGTAACGCGTACGAGCTGGTTTCAAGGGATGTCTACATTTCTACTTTATATTGTACATCGCCCGTCGATGCTTAACTCCCCTCTCCACGTGCATGATGGGATTATAAAACATTCTCTCGCGTCCCAAGTGCGTGTGGAGCCGGTGGGTGAAACTAAGACTGGTAAATCTGCTCACGTGCCTATGTCCGCGCTAGGACACTTCGGTGTCGTACGTGTGGAAGGGGTGCTGCCCCCGCAGAGTAGGAACGACTTATGGAAGCACCCAGAGCGTCTCCTAGACGAACACTCACTCCTTCCACTTACTAAAGTTTGCAGATTTCTC